AGGCGTATTAATAGCCTACACTAGTCCTCAAACGGGACTAGTCCACCTCTTCTTTATGCGTAGGGAAGAGGGCCTACCAGCTCTAAGCAAGTGCTCGGGATCCGGATTAGGCAAATCCGAATCATTCACCAAGCACTTCATCAGGGCGGCATAACCATCCAGCGGACTGCTGGGTGATTCCGTACTAACTACATAGGCCTTAACCAAAGGCTTCTGCAGGTTGCGGTCAATACGGTCGATTTGAAAATCGAACGCATTATGTCGTCCCAAAGCGGGGCTGTCCTTTTGAACAATCGGGTAAACACCGTTAAGGCGCTTACTCAATTGGGAGTCCATCCAATCAACGGTCTCGTAATATCCCTGAAAATACAGGTTATTACGTAGGGCCACAGAGTGGACGGTTTCCGGGACATCCTGGCTAAGAGCTCTCCGTAGGTCAAAGAGTCGGTAACGGATCTTGACGTAAGAAACGTCAAAGCCGTTCCAATACTCCTTGCCACAAGACTCTCTGAACCTTCCGGTCCAGAATGACTTGTTATGATTAACTGAGAGGCCGTAGGCCTCTAGGTAATCAACTACGGATTGGGCACAGTCTGCAGGGACGATAATATCGTCCCCGTAGACTCGCACCTTACCCTCCAAAAGACGTTTTGTCTCAAAGAGGGTGCCGGTGGGATTGAGGACACTTCTGCAAGCCAGGAGCGTGATGCATGAAAACATCATCGCTTCAATAGGAAAGCAGAGTGCCGACCCCATAGACGCGAATTTGGCGAGAGGAATCAATTCCTCATAGCCAGAAACTCTCGCATGTGTAGAGCGCGTCGCCCGAAGAGCGGCCTGCAAAGCAGGCCAATCATGGAAGGCGCGCATCACAAGTGAGAAGGAGACAAGATCGGACGCATCACTCAAATCGAGTGTAGCAAGGCTTCCATCAATGGAGCCTTTTCTCGCCAGGATCTGGTTAGGAACCTGGGACGAGTATCCCATCATCGACTCAGCGAAGTAATCCGCTTGAATCGACTTCTCTAGAACCGCTCGTATAGCCTGCTGCATATATTGATATGCAGTGGGTTCTACGGCAATGATTCTAGGTGTCTTCTGCGTTTTAGGAACTGTGATGACCTTAACGGGCATGACGGTTCCAGGGTCCGCGACTTGGCCATCATCAACTGCCTCTAGGTAGTTGAGCCAAGAGTTATAGGCCCACTTCCCAAAAGGGAAATGGTCTTCAAGCTCCTGGGGCCAAGCTTGCTGCTGCCACTTTTCATTTCCGAAAAGCTTGTCGGCAGTAGCACCGGGGCCGTGCTTAGGTCGGAGTTGTTCGCGCGATATAGCCTTATCGGCCATCGCGTTCACATTACCGAAGAGCACATGCATCGCGACTCGGATGGAATCATCCGTAAGCCCGATAGACTCCAAACGGAGGTGTCGGGAATTGTCTAACGATGCAACCCTCGCGTCATTCTCAACATATCGCTGCAGAGCGTCAGCAGTCCTTTTGGGATTGCATAGCTCAAACAGTTTCCCCGCAAATCCAGTAAACTGGACCATAGCGCGGATAGACGATGCTACCTTAGCGTCGTCCTCATGTTGAGTCAACTCACCAGTCACGGGATCAAACACAATGCTCATGAAACCACCCAGAAAGACCGGGAGTTTCTGCCCTTTCAGCCTCTTAAAAGAAGCGAAAAGGTTAGGAGTCACCATTCCCTGGTCGAGAGCCTTATAAAGGTCCTTC